CCATAGTAAAATTCATCATTATCCATTTTAGATAACAACTCTTTTTTTGTAAATTCTTCTCCGTTTAATAATTTAATTTTTTCCATTTGTTTTTTATTTTAATTTAACCGCTTCCTCTATTCTTAATTCTGTTATTTCTTTTTCAACCCAAATACGCTTCTCAAATTCTGTTGTCGCTGGTAATCTTTTTGTAAACCAATTGACATCTATTGTTAGTAGATTGAATAGATAAATACCTTTAGGCGTACTATTAATGTAGATTGGTATATCTAAATGCTTTTCTGATTCTTTTATCATAGCATCGTATTTACTCTTTTCTAATATTAAAGTATCGTAATGTTTTCTCCTGCATTTCAACTCTATTCTATTTTGAGTTTTTATGTCATAACAATCCCATCTTGAAATTGGATTCTTACTATTTACTAATGTGTTATAATAGTTATCTGATAACCACTTAAACAAATCGCTTTCTTTCCATTTTATCATTTAGCTAATATAAACAATTATTTTAAAACTCATAATCATTTTCTATAAACTTTGGCATTCCATTATCTGTGAATCCAAAACTAAAAGTTTCAAAGTTCCTATTACGACCTCTCTTGCACTCAACAGTAACCCAACCTGCGTTAACTGAATTTTTCTCCAACATTATTTGTGTTTCGCATTTCTTTTCTAAAGATGAACCTAATACACCAGTTGGTTTTGTACTACCGAAATTAGAATGTATAATAGTTGAAATATGACATTTTAATTCTCCAGACCATATCATTAGTAACTCTTGTACTTCTGTTGATTGCTCCATATTATTTACATCCGATACCAAATCTGCAATACCATCAATAATAACTAAACCAATATCATCATTTGCAAACTTTGTGTAAAGTATATATTCTATAAAGTTTCTACGTTCTTTGTAGTCCATTGTTCTTAAAGCATAGAAATGATAGTTATCATCATTCATATAACCATTCATAACTAATGGTCGTCTTGCTACTTTTTGTGCGTGAAACTTACCTTGCTCTGTATCAAAATGAATTATCTTTTTACCTTGTCTATGACCTTTAATTTTACCTGTGTATTCATTACTGCCTCCTTGATATGCACTAACTAATAAAGACATAAAGAAGGACTTTCCTACTTTTGGATATGCGTGTACAAAACTGAAGTTACCATAAGTGCCAATTGGTATTGGATAAGTTCTTTGTGTACCATCTGTATTAGTATCTACATAAGTTCCGCAACTAATTGCAACAGGAGGATAATCTATATGCTCTGAAACATCTAATTCAGCATCTTTTTCAAGTTCCTCCATTTGCTGAATAATAAGCATTCTCTCTATTTCTTTTTCACTCTCATCTTTTGTCTTTTGTTTTTTCATCCTCTTTGTATTTTAATATTGTTTTTTTATAAAACTTACCAAGAATATTATCATTAATGTATTTATCACTTTCTAAAACGTTTTCTTTAAATTGTAATAAAGTCTCGTAATAACTCATCATAGTTCTATTATAGCAAATGTATAAAATTTCTCTATAACATTCTTCTATTTTCCATTTTTTTGTTTGTTCGTTACTACCTGTATATTTAAACCAATTGCTTTCTATATAATCTACTCTTTTACGTTTATAACCCTTTAAAGGCTTTCTCGTTCGCTTATTAAGCAGTATCTTTTTGCCAATATAATATTTATCTTCAAACTTATTATAAATCTTATAAACAAAACCAACTGCATCTTCTGGTAAATCTTCTCTTTTACTAATTCTCTTTCCTTTGTAGTACCACATAATGTTAAAAAAAAGGGTGCTAAATTAATAACACCCTATTAAGTTAATTAAAACATTGGAAAGTCATCAGATGTAACTACTTCTTCTTTTTGTGAAGATGCATTATCATTTCTTTGTACAAATCCTTGTAAGTCATCAGAAGCATAATAAATCTTTCCATTTGCTACATACTTCTTTGGCTCACTGTTTTCTCTTTGTTCCTTTGTTTGAGGAATAGTAAATGATACATTTTTACCATATCTACCCTCTTGAAAGATTGAGAAGTTTAATTTTAACTTTTTTAATTCTTTACCATCTTCTCCTTTTTTTGGTACTAATTGTCTGTCTGCGTTATACGTTAAGATGTCTTCAAAATATTGACTTAACTTTTTAATTTCATCTAATTGTAATTCTACATCTCCTAATAAATAACTTTGTTTACTCATAATTTCTAATTTTAATTTAATTTAATTTATAATCCTACGTTAATTGTATTGTCTATTTCTTGTATTAAGTGTCTAAAATCACTTCTTTCTCTTTCGCCTGTTACATCTACTCCATTAATAAGTAACCTGTAATAGTCTTTTTTGTCTGTTGGTTTTAATTCAAATTTATTCATATTATTTAATTAATAGTTCTTTTACTTCTTTACTTAATTTAAACTTACTTTCTATTTTACTAATATCTCCACCACCTTTAACGTAAGCTAATGCTTTATCAAAATTTGCAGTTCCTTTATTTAACCATTCTTTATCAGCAGATGCTTTACTACCTTTCCCGTGAGTATTTGTTGTATCTGCATCTTTAGTATCATCTATTAAGAATAAACCATTTAAAGCGTATTTTCTTGCATAAGAAGAACTACTACCAAAAGATTGTGCTATGTCCATTCCTTTTCTGTTTACATCAATTCCTGCTTGTGCTTTAACGTGAACTTGATTCTCTCCATCAGATATGATTGCAATTGATTCTACAAATGTAATTCCTGCAACTTCTCTTATTTCATCTGATATTGTTAAAGTACAATTGTATTTCTTTAATAGAGGTTTAACTGCTTCTAAAATATCTTCTTGACTTCTGTACTTATACTTTCCAAAAGCATTGTACTGATTCTTTGGCGCTTTTAATTCGGCTTGAATTTTGTTTAATTTTTCCATTTTTAATTGTTTTTAAATAATTCTGTTAATACTAATTTTTTATATTCTGATGTGCAATTTTTGTCACACAATTCTAAAATATACCTTTCTAATTCAGTTACTCTTGTTTGTAAAGTAACTATTCTTTGATACTGATAATCTACTATTTCATTCATAATTATTGTTTTTAATTTTACTTGTCTATTGTTACTCCTAATCTCAAATAGTTTTTTGTTCCAGCTTGAGGTACTCTTAACTGATAGTTAATTGTTACATCTGTTAGATTACTATCTTGTTCCCAATAATATTCTATTTGTTTCTTTAGCTTTTCCCAAGCCTCGTTGTTAATTTTGCTCATAATATATTGTTTTTAATTAATTATTATGATACAAATATATAACGTTTTTTAATACAAAAAATAATTTTAACATATTTTAACATATTTTAACATTTTACATAAAAAAAAGCAGGAAATCAATTAAGACTCCCTGCTAAAAAACAAATATATTAAAAACAAAGAATGATTATCTTTCTATAAAGATACAGTTTTTTTATCTATTATGAAAATATACTTATTAACACTTATAACATTGATGCTTTATAGCAATCTCTACTACAATACATATTATCTTTATCCATTAAAGCACCACATTCATAGCACTCAAATTCTTTTTCTTCTAAATAGTTGTCTAATTCGTTATCAAATACATCTTTCATAATTATTGTTTTATTAATTTTCTTTTATTAACTTTTTGTTCTGTGTCTTTTAATAATTGATATTGACTAACACTTAATTTATCAAATATCATTAAAGACTTTATTATTTTCTTCTCATTATTAGTAACAGGTTTATTATCCATAAACTTATTAAACTTTCTAATAATAGATGGAGTAATAGTTAAATTAATTAATTTATTTCCTAATAAAGCTAATTGATTATTTCTTGAATTTTCTTGAAGTATATTATCATTATGAGATTTAGAAACTTTATTTCTTTTAGACCTATCAGAACTATATTCTGTTTTAATAGGTGTATAAGTATTTTGATTTTCAAATAATAAAGAATACTTAATATGTAAAGTATTAGTATTTAATTGATTTTCTTTGTAATTATTAAATGAATCTAAATCTTTAAATTCTTTTAAAAAATCTTTTCTTCCTTTTGTAGTTGTTAATGTAATTTTTGCTTTTAATTTCATTGTTTTTAATTTATATTAATTTATTTAAATGTCCCTGAAAAAGGGGGTTGTTTACAACCAGTGTAAATGTATATAAAAAAAAAGTACTTGAAATAAAAAGTTGTTAACAGACTTTATTTTTGTCTATTATTTATTTTTAGTCCATTCAGGCTTATATATA